TAGATGGGCCAGCATTTCGGGCGCCAGAGCCCGCAAACAGACCGGCGCTAAGCTGACTCGACCCAGTCAGTACATTGGAACCAACACCGGCCCAACACACCCCGTTTTGTCCTTGCGAGGCCCCGCCAACGCCTGCGCCATTTGGCTCCAGTAGGCGGCGCTGATACGCAGGCCCTACCGTTCCATCTGCGCTATATGCACGCTCTGGAGACGTAGAAGTATTCGACGATGCCGTTTTGTTTGTTCGTGACTCGGACGGCTTTACCGCCGATCCACCGTCTGTATATGCAGTCTGGCTGGTCGAGGTTGCGTCCCCCGACTGACCACCGACTCCGGCGCCGCCTGTAGCGGCAAGTCCGTAGCCACTGCTCGCATCCCCCGATTTATGCCCTATCCCCTTGACCGGCGCAGCGCCGCCACCCGTGATGGCCACCGCAGCAGCCACGGCGGCGGTAATGGTTGCGGCACCCGACGGGCCACCCTGCAGGTTTTCATCGCCGCCTTCGGCCAAGCCTCCGACGGCGCCGTCCACAGTGCCTAGGCCTGCCGCCTTGGTCTTGCCACCCTTGCCGCCGCGCGCGATCAGAGCCAGGCCGGGGCCGCTGACGGTTGTATCGCCGCCGTCGTTTCCATTCGTACCGGCTGTCGCGGGGGGAGTGCCGCCGGCACCGATCACGATGGTCAGCTGGTCACCCTTGTTCAGGCGCACTTTCTTCTGGGCCATCCCGCCGGCCGCGCCACCTGTTGCGGCGCGGCCATTACCCGCTGCCGGCGCCCACGCACCAGAACCACCCGGCCCGATTGCGGTAACGAGATAAACCGCCGACACGGGCGCAATGAACGTGCCTGAACTCCAGATCGGGCGCTCTTTAAAGATCGACTTACTGCCGCCCTGTGATGCCTTCAACGAAAATGGCATGCGTTAGACCTCCCAGCCAGCGCCGTTCCAGACGACGATGACCTCTGCGTTAATGTCCAGATAAAAGCCAGTGTCGGCTTTTCCGTTATGCGTGATCTTCTCGCCGGCAGCGCCCTCGACGCTGATTAGCACCTGCTCGACCGCTTGCGACTTGGTGAAGCGCAGCGCGTCGCCGACGGCCAGGCCAGCGGCCGCCGGCAAGGTCACCGGGGCATTGCTGGTCAGGTGGTAGGCGTGGCCAGCCTTGGCCGCCAAGGGCGTGCTGCTCGCCTTGAATTGGGCGTTGGTCTGGTGTGGATACTGCCATGCCATGCCAGTGGCCGTGCGCACCGGGTGCTGCCCGGGTTGGGCGGCCGGGGCCCGCTCCAGGTAGTGCTGCTCGACCCATTCACGGGTGGCCAGTACCACGCTGGGGTCGATCTTGAGTTGCACGGCCGCTGTGCTGCTGACTACCAGAACCATGCGCAGGCGCTGGGTACGGCCGGAGCCTTCGGCCATCTGCGGCTTGTAGCTGGGCGGGCAATTGGCGACGGCGATCAGGTTTGCATCGACGTCATAGAGACCCATCTCGCGGATCCACCAGCCGCCGATGGTTTCGGGGATGACGAGCTCGGCGATGATCTGGCCGGGGTTGTTTTCGTCGATGTCGAGCAGGCTCAGGTCGGCGCGGTACTGCTCGCCGGCCAGGGCGGTTTGGGTACGGACTGGAGTGGGCAGCGCGCCCGCGCCATCACCCACGGCCATGCGGCTGACTTGTAGCGGGATGCCGAGCGCTGTGGCGTTGGCCAGTTTGGCTTCGCCCACGGCGGTGAGGATTGCGTAGTAGGTCTGGCTCATGGGTAGACGCTCAGGGTGTCGATGGAATGCTCGGCGCCTGCGAAGAGCAGCGCGGAACTGCTGACCTCGATGGTGCCGGGCGCGTAGGGATAGACGGTGAGGGTTTCACCGTCCTGGGCGGCGGCTGCGATGTACAGACGGCCTGGGACCTCGAGCGTCAGGCTCAGCTCGGTGAGGTGGCGGCTTACCGGCTTGGCGTCATCGATCAGCCGCTCCAGGTAGCCGAAGGTGTCGTCGGTGATTGCGGTATTCCGAACGCTAATATCGATGGCGAACGTGCCGGGGATACCTTCGGGCTGCTGCTGCCACCACTCGGTGATGCGGAACAGATAACCCAGCGGCTCCACCACACGGCGCAGCGCGCCGATGGTGCCTTTGCGGGAATGGATGAAGTATGAGGCCTTGATGACGGCCCGCTTGGTTGCCTCCGACCAAGACGAATCCCAGCGGTCGACAGAGAACGCCCAGGCGAGGTACGGCAGCAGCTCGACGGGGCAACGGTCGGGGTTGGCAAGCTCACGGATGGGCACCGGTACCCGTTCGATTTGGGCGAGCGCTTCTGCTGCCAGCTGCTCGAGCTGGCTGGCGTTGGGCGGTAGCAAATGCGAGGTGGTCATGCCTGCCCCGCAATGGCGACGGTGTAGCCCGTGCAATACGCCGCCTGGGCCGGGGTTGGGTTGATGTCTGCCCAGCCGGTGAGTTCGACGCGGCGAACGCCTTCGATATGCAGCGCGGCGTAGATGGCCGAGGCCGACACCCCGACGCCAAGTCGGCGCCGTTGATTGACGTAGCCCGCGAGGCGCGCCTCTGCAGCTGCTCTGATCGGTTCGTTCTCCGGGCCAAAGGTGGCCAGGTGCAGCACAGCGGCGACGCTGTATTCGATGACATCCGCGGCTTGAACGGTCAGCCGGTCAGCAACCGGGCGGCGATCCTCATCGCCCAGGTAGGCCGCGACGATGTCCAGCAGCGCCTGGTCCGGGGTGCCGTTGCCCAGCAGCGATTGCACTGTGACCACCACGACTGCTGGTGACGGGCTTTCAGCCGTGGCATCGGCGACCCGGCCATCAGCGCTGCGGGCATGCAGGATGTAGCTGTTGCGCGGGCCGGCGGTGCTGAGCCCTTCCCAGGCGAGCTGGGCCCGCTCGCGCAGGCTCTCGTCCGATTCCATGACGGCGGCGGTGGGCGGCACGGTGCTGGGGTCCGCTGGGGTGACCACCAGACGCGCTACGTTGACGTTCGCGGCAAGCTGCTCGAGGTCGGCGCCCTTAGCTTTTGCCAGCAGGTTGGCCAGTGCTGCCTCATTGACGCGCTGACGCCAGAGCAGTTCGCGGTAGGCATTTTCCTGCAGCAGCTTGGTGAGCGGTTCGGACTCAAGTGCCAGGGTTGCGGCGATCTCGGCCTGCTGCTCGGCTGGCCAGAGGCTGATGAAGAAGGCCTTGCGCTCGGCGAGGATGGTTTCGTAATCGAGCGGCTCGACCACGGCCGGGTCGGGCAGTTGGGCCAGATCGATCGGCGTGAAGGTGCTCATGCGGCGGCTCCCATGGCAAGCGGCACGCGAAGGCTGAGCGGCTCGTTAGCGTCCACTCGGGTGCCCTCAAGGTCCAGCACGACCTGCCCGGCTTGGTCCCCGAGATACAGCTGCACGCGGCTCAGGCGAATCCGCGGTTCCCAGCGCATCAGTGCAATGGCGGTGGCGGCGTAGGCCTGCAGGCGGGTGGCGTCATTGGTAGGCCAGTCGATCAGATCCGGCAACTGGCTGCCGTATTCGCGGCGGCTGATGCGCGAACCAAGCGGTGTGGTGAGTACGTCTGCAATTGACTGGGCCAGGTGGGCATTGCCATCGACGCTGCGCCCGGTGCGGGTGTTCATGCCGATCATCGTCAGCCCCCTGCAAACACGTTGGGCGAGCCTTGCGCCACGCTGCTGCCGCAGGCAACTGGATCACCGATGCGGGCCAGCGCTTTGCCGTTGACGAATACGCTGCTCGAACCTGCCTGCAGGCTGCTGCCATGGCAGGAAGGCGTCGGGTTGCAGTGCACAGCCCAGCTATCACCCTGCCGGTGGGCGGCGATGCCGTTGACGAAGACGTTCGGACTGGCGGATGTGCTGGGCCGTGGCGGGAAGCCAGCGTGACCGGTGCATTGGTCACCGAGGCGGGATACTGCCGGCATGCTGGCTCCTTACCCGTTCAGGTCTATTCGGCTGCCGTTGATGCTCACGGCGCCGGTGCATTGGATTTCCAGCGAGCCGCAAATCAGCTGGGTGTGACCGGTTTCGGCGTTGTGCTGGAGGAAGTCGCCATTGGCCCATTCGGTGCGGTGCACGGCTGGGTCTGCGCTGTCAGCCGGGTTGGCTTCGCAATACAGGCCAACCAGGACGAAACCAACTGCAGGATCACCGCCGGGGCTCAGTACAACGCACTGCTCACCGACCGAGACCGGGTCCCATTCGCTGGTGGTACCGGCGCGGCGGGTAAACCAGGGCAGCCAAGCGGTCAGCAGGCCGCCGGTTCTCACGCGGCAGCGAGCGCGGACGTGGTCCACCTCCGCTACGGTGCCGGGGCGGATGAGGTTATCGAGGCGGCGAATCAGGTCGGCGAGGTTCATGAGCCCATGCTGGCGGTCGCGCGCGCGTGGTGCATCCGCGGGGCCATGTAGCGGTGAGCGTTACAGGGTCAGCGCACCAGGTGTTCAAGCAAGCGGTCGCGGATCAGCTCCACATCCGAAGCGCTGAACCCCAACAGTTCGCGACGTGCATATTGGGTATCTGGCGTTTCGCGGCCAGGTTTGTCGCGCAGGCCGTATTGGTGAATACGGGCAATGCGGGACACGCGGCCGGCAAAGCCAATGGCGATCGAGCTGGCATCGCTCTGCAGGCGCAGGTAACGGGCGGTGCGCAGTTTGGTGAACATCTGTCGCTTGCGCTTGATGCGCCCAGCCTTGGCGCGCAGCTCCTGCCGGGGTTTGCGTGGCGCGTAGGGTGTGCCGTCTGCGTTTTTCTGGGCGGCGATTCGCTGCTGCTGGCTGCGGCGCAGGTCGCGGGCGACGGACTGGGTAACCTTGCGCCGCTCAGCCGGTTGCAGCTGGTTGAGCAGCGCGCCGGCCCAGTCCTCAAGCGCCCGTAGATCATCAGCCATTGCTGCGGCCTGGGTGTGAGCTGGCGATATCGGTGCCCATGCCTTGGGTACTGTCCCATTCGGCGAGCAGTTCGCCGTTGCCGAACAATTGCCACGGCCCAGCCGGGAAGAACTCGTCGAGCTGCGGCTCTTGCGGGTGGTCTACCTGCAGGGTGCCGTCATCCATACGCTTGACGATCACGCGCTCGGTGAGCGGCAGGGTGATGGACAGGTCTACTTTGCTGTTGTCGAGGATGTCGGCCTCGAACTTGATGGCGTCGCGACCCTTTTCGAGGTTCTCCATCAGCTCGCGCTGGTTGACCAGCACCCAGGCGAACAGCGGGACGGCGACGGCATCCGGATGGCCGGCGAAGTCGGTGAGGATCAGGTTGAGCGTGTAGCTGTATTCGAACGACAGGCCGGGCGCGGCGGTGCTGCGCAGGCTGCCGTTGTCGATGAACACCAGCAGACGGTCGGGGTTGCGCTTGAGCTCGGGGATGGCTGCCAGCAGGTGGGCGCGCAGGGATTCGGGCTTGTTCATGGCTGGGGGCTGCGCTGGTTGTGGTCGACGATGATGTCCACCTTGGCGGCGCATTCGCCCCAGGCGGCCATGAGGTAGTCGCCGTCGTCGCTGAGTTCTCCGTTACTGGCCGGCGCCGCCGGGTCCAGCGTGCAGCGCGTCACGACCGGACAGCCACTGACGGTAACCTGCGGCTCCGGTGATGGCGGGACGTTGGTGCAGGCGGCGAGCAGCATCAGGCAGAGGCTGAGCAGCCCAAGTCGCATGGGTTGGGTCTTCACGGCGGCGTTCCTTCTTCTTGAGCTGGTCGGTGGCGTGGGCCTGGCGCAGGTCGCTGAGCGTCTGCTGCAGGGCGAGCTGGTCGAGCCGCTGGGCGGCGAGCTCGCCGGTGAGGCGGGTGATGGTGGCGGCCTGGCGGGCGTTGCGCTGCTGGGCGGTTTGCAGGCGCTCGGTGGCGAGATCGGCCTGCGCCTGGGCGGCGTCGATGCGCTGCTGCTGGATCCAGACCGCCAGCGCCAGGGTGATGATCAGCAGCATGCTCTGCATCCAGGGGCGTAGCGCCGTCATGCCGCACGCTCCTGGTGCTGCTCGGCGAACTGGGCATAGGCCCGGGCGAGCTTCACGTCGTAGAGGTTGCGGGCATAGTTCGGGCCGTTGTAGCGGCGGGCGAACTCGGCCCACTTCTTACCCTTGAGCGCCTTGTGCAGCGCGGGGTCGGTTTCGATGAAGGTCACGAAGGCGTCGAGCTGGGCGGCCTCGCTCAAGGCCATGGTGTCCGCGAAGTGCTGGGCGTCGTGGTAGCCGAGGCGCTGCCAGTGGTAGCCCATGATCTGGAACAGGCCCCAGCTGGCGGACTCGAGCGCGGCGGCAGCGTGGATCTGCTGCGCCTGGGCGAGGCGCTGATGCTCGGCGGTGCCGCCGATGTAGCCGCCGGGCTGGCGGTTGACCAGGGCGGGATGCTTGGCGGCCAGTGCATCGGCCTCCGCTTCGCTCAGCCCATTGGCCTGCAGGCGGGCGTGCATGACGTGGCGTTCGAAGAGGATCACCGGGCGGCCATTGCTGGCGAAGCCCTCGCCGCGGCTTTCCACCTGGTTGACGGCCATGACGCTCGCCAGCGGCACGCCGAGGCGGTCGGCGGCCTGCTGCAGATCCTGCCGCTTGAGTAGCTTGGAGGTGTCGCGGCCGGCGAGCGCAGCCAGGGTTTTAGGCCCGGCTACGCCATCGTCCACCAGGCCGGCGCGGCGCTGGAAGGCGGCAACGGCGCGCTCGGTCTGCTCGCCAAAGTCGCCGTCCACGGCTACAGCGAAGCCGGCCAGCTTCAGTGCGGCCTGCAGGTTGCGCACGGCGAGGCCGCGCGAGCCGATAGCCAGGAGTTCGCTCATACGCTTTCCACCTTGCGCTCGAACAGGCGCTTGGCACCGGCGCGAACGCCCTCAGCGCCGATCAGGCCGATGATGCCGCCGAAGAACGGGGCGTATTCCTGCGGAATGCCAAACAGCGCCAGGCCATTGCTGGCAGCCAGGGTGATCAAGCCGCAGACGACTGACTCGATGGCGATGCGGCGCAGCGATCCGCCGCCGAGCATTAGCCGCGAGCCGGCGATGGCACCCGACAGGGCTGCCGCGTACAGAATCGGGTAGTTCTCCTGGAGCCA